ATTTTAGCGTTCAAAGGAATTTCAATACCAACCAATTCATAGCCGGATTTTGAATAAAACTTTTGCATGTTCTTTGTAAGCCATGCTAATATTCGTCTACCATCTCCATAAAATTCTTCCAACTCTATTTGAGTACAAGGAGTTCCTTCACTAAGAGAATCTTTCTCCTTAGTAAAAGCATCTTTCATTTTTTCTAAAAGAAGTTTATCTAAATTAATTTCATCTGCTTGCTTTTTAGAAACACCATACATAACCGAAAGGTAATGTTGTATTGTTTCGTGCATCCCAGTTCCAAAGATTGTGTGGATGTTACCAGAACTCTCACCCAATTTATCTATGTAGTTTAATTTGTATTGTTGTGGACATGAACTCCACATACTATATTGTGAAAATGATACTTTAGCCATTATGTTGTTTTATTGTATAAAGATACGAAAAATACCCGAGTAAACCAAATTAAACTTTGAGTTTTAACTTAGTAATTTGCTTAGGGTCAGTACCATAATTCTCTGCAATTTCCTTAATATGCATCTTACCGCTGGTAGTTTCATAAAGGATTTTAAGGTAATCTTCTGATTCAGTTTCAGATACCTCATAGAATTGAGCTACCAATTTAACAATCCAATCTTCATACTTTTCAGATGAAGCTGGTTTCATATATTTCAGAAATGCTCTTGTCTTTGGAATCAAACCTATCAATGCCAAATACATTGCTTTAGGAGGAGCCTCTTGTAAGTAAGGTTGTATATCGGCAACAAGTTCAACCCATTCAGGTTTCATTGAAAGAAAACGGAGTATCATATAGTTACTCCAAGTTTTCTTATCACTTTCTTCCAATGAATCCCAATACTTTGGGTCTTTCTTATCAGTAATTGCGTTTAAGTGGTCGAATAATGTTTTCGCCATAATTAGTTTTCTTCTATTTTTAATCCAGCTGGTAATAATTCATTAAGAACTTCACCACAATCTCCACATAGGAATAATTCTACTGGTAATGTTTCATCTTTTGGTTTTCCAGTTAATAACTTAGAAATTCTACGGAATCCAAAACCTTGTACGAAAATCTCACCACCGCATTTTTTACATGCAATTGGTTCGGTTTTATCTAATTCGAGTTTAACTTCTTCTCTTTCTCCAATTGGTTGCCCACCTGCTCCTAAAATGTTTGCCATTATATAATATTTAAAATTTGAATTAATGTAGCTGCTGCGATAATTTCTTTATCGATTGCTACTGCTGATTTACTTACACCATCTCCTAATAGTAAGATTACATTAGAAGTGTTTTCTCCACCATACTCATCTACTTTATTATATAACATTGTATATAAATCAGTAAAATCCGTAACTTTAGAATCAATAAGAGCCTGTCTTACTTTCATATATTTGTTTCTCTTATCATCCGAAGATTTTAAGATATCCACAATTTTATTTTTGTAATCATTCTCTAATAGATTTTGTACATCCACTTTCAACTTACCTTTGTTTGAGTTTAATTGACAAGTATTGATAATCTTACGAATATCGGGATAGGCCGCATCAATGATTGGAACTAAATCCTTAATTTCAAATTCAATATCCTCATTCTTTAAGATTTTACTAATTTGCATTGCAACATCTTTTTTAGTTGGAGGTACAATCTGAAATGATTGACATCTACTTTGAATCGGGTCAATTACTTTCTCAACATAATTACAAGTTAAGATGAATCTACAATGCGCACTAAACGTTTCCATTAAGTTTCTTAAGATAGCTTGTGCGTTGTGAGTCATATAATCAAACTCATCCAATATAATAATCTTAAATGGCTTGAATCCCATTGAAGATGCAAAGTTAGTTACCTTATTTCTTACCGTATCCACATTGTTTTCCGAAGATGCGTTGATAATCATATAATCACATTCAATTGATTTTATAATTAACTTTGCTAATGTAGTTTTACCAGTACCGGCCTTTCCATACAAAAGTAAATGTGGAATTTCGCCTGTTTCTAAGTAACCTTCTACTTTTGATTTTAGATGTTCGTTACCTACATAATCCTCAAGCTTTGATGGGCGATATTTCTCTACCCATAAATTATTATTTACTTTTTCTTCCGTTTGTTCTATAAACATATTTTATTTTTTATTTTCCAGTTGAACCAAATCCACCTTCACCTCTTTCTGAATCTGAAAGTTCATCTACTTCATCAAACTCAATTTGTGGATGTGGGATAATCATAATTTGTGCAATTCTATCACCTACTTTATAGAAATTATTTGATGTATCTTCCGTATTTTTTGTTTCATCATACATACGTTCTCCACCAAACACTTTGTTAAAAGTAGCTTGAAGTTCTCCCCTATACCCACTATCAATAACTCCAACCGAATTACTTAATTGTAAACCAGTCTTTCGGATTGATGAACGAGGAAATACCAATCCTACAAAACCATCTCTAATTTCCATCGCAATACCAGTTCCGTATGTAATTTGTTCAGGTGTATCTTTAATGATTTCCGTTGCTACTAAATCCATACCAGCATCACCTTCTTTAGCGTAAGTAGGAATTACTGCATTAGGCTTCAGCCTCTTTATTTTCACTTGCATTTGTAATAGTTTTAAAAGATTCTTTTTGTTTATTTCTCAATTCTATGCCTTCATTTGTAAGTTCTCTAGCAAATAGTTTAAATACTTTACCAGTCTTTCCATTCTGAAAAGTTATATATGAATTCTCAACATTTGTAATTGTAAAAATTACTTTAGGGTCTTCATTTTTATCCGATTCATTATCTGTCCAAGCAAATATTTGTGGTTCATCTTCATCAAATTGAAAACACCACTCACATTCTTCATACTTTTTTTGTGATAGAGTAACCTCTGGTGATTTAAATTCAATCACTTCTTCTTTTTTTGTTTTTTTAGTTTTTGCCATAATTTTATTTTTTATCTTCCTACTTCTGATAGGTATTTAGCTTTCATTTCTTCCCAACTAATTCCAATAGCATCTATGTAGAATAAGTGTTCGGGTTTAATCCTTCCTTCATCATGCAGTTTTGTATATCTACTGATTGCGTGTTTCTTCCACCATTTGTTAATGTATTCAGTACCTTGCTTAAATTTATCTTTGATGATTAATTTATCTTCGGTGATTTCGTTACGAAGGAATTCACATCCGTTCTCATACATCATAGCCATATACACACCTCTTTTAAATCCATGATGGTATTCGTTAGCTTTAATACTACACTCTTTGAAAATTTTTCCTAATATCTTTTGTTTGATACCACTAACAGGTCCATTAGCTTCGTATCCCATATTAGCACCATTACGAGCTCTTTCTCTAGTAATGTTTTCATCATACCACTCTGAATGATTTTCCTTAATCCATTGATGCCAAGGGTCATAGAATTTATCATCCGGCTTCATACTGATTTTACCAGCAGATTCTCCAAGTGTTTTAAATAAAGGAATACCATTGTATTGTGAATGAATTCCGTAAAGGGATGTTGTACCTACTGCAATCAATACGTTCTTATACTTCTCTTTCCAATATGCTCTAACCTCCGGCGTAGTTGTCATCATAGCGATTAACTTACCACCTAAGAAATTGTATCCTAATGGCTGAGTACATACAATAGTAGAGGCAATAGTAGTATTGTTCAACTTACCATCAACAAACTTATTATCCTTAGTCCAACCAATGAAGTTATCTCTAACTGCCATAGCTGTTACATCGGATGCTAATGAAATCTGTCCTAATAGTTTTCCACTTACTCTATCCTTTACATTAATCTTTACATTACGGCCAGGGTTTGCTGTAAAATCCATTGTATGAATCATACGTCTTACCGCTGCCCATTTAGTAGATTCTTTAGGGTCTTCCACAATCTCAACGTAAGGGTCTAACGATTCAATTTCTTTTATCGTTAGCTCCTTATTGTTGATATCAGTTGGTTTCCATTGAGAGTCATAATACGATGCGATTTGGGCTTTAGCCTGAATCATTGATGGTTCTTGCAATTCCACCCACTTTTTGTATAGTGTTTGTTCTTGCACAGACATTGTCATCAGATAGTCCATATTTTCTATTAACTTTCTCTTTTCAGATTCAAAGTCAAAGACAGGTTTTTGTGGTTCAGTTTCCCAAAAGCTCATAATAATTATTTAATTTCTACTAAGTAATAGTTTGAAGTGTAATCTCCATCAACAAATGATACGTGTGATAATCCCTTAGATGAGATTTTCAATGAAGAAGATTTAGAACCTTTGTTAGCCATTAAGATAGCTTTCAAATACTTTGCAGAAAATGCAATTGGTTCAATATCTTCGGTTGAATTGGTAGCAACATCAATAGAGATTCTATTTGAGTTGATTGAAGAATAACCTAAAATTATTTCAGATTTACCAGCTTTAGAAGTGAATGTGAATGTATCTGCATCAGATAACGCTCCTTTAGATTTGATGAACTTATTAATAAAGTCATCATTCAATGTTACCTCCACATCAAATGGTGGTAATGCTTTCAAATCAGGTACTGCAGGAATCACCGATGGTGCTGCTAACATATATTGTACCTTAGTTCCTTTATCAGAGAACTTAACTGCTCCAGTCACTTCTTCAACTGAAATTGCCTCATCTAACACACTCAATAATCCTTTCAATTGAGATGTAGTATAGATACCGAATTCACCATTAGGGAAATCACCTTCTACCACAGTAACATCACCTAATAAGGTTTTGTCATCGGAAATCATTCTTACAGATAGATTACTATCATCAGATTTAATCATAACGGATTCAATCTCACCGCCAAGGTTGTAACGATTGATAAAGCCATCGAATTTACTTTTGTTCATAACGAATTTAGTTTTAATTTATTTAAAGTTTATAATACACAAATATACGAAAAATACCTGAAACCACCAAATCTTTTAGAAAGAAAAGAATTGTTCAGCGGTTTTTTGTGAGGAAAGTACTGCACCCCAGCCCAAAGCCCCATAGAAGTCCTCCAGTTTCTTCAATAATTCCCTTTCGAAGATTTTATCATAATCGATATACGTCCTCACCAAGTCCATTATTTCTTCAGGATCATCATGTCCTTTGAAACCAACAGCATCTAATCCAAATGGATTTTGCTTTAAATATACCCACTTAATCTTATCACCATCTCTCATAGGAGCGTGCTTAGCTGCGCATTTGAAGTGAACCAACAATTGATTATGTGCAATTGCTGCTTTAACGTGCGCTGGAGTTCCACTATTAAATTGGAACATTGCTCTATTATCTTTCTTCTTTGGAATGTATTTTGATATTTCTTTTACTGCAGAGTTCTTAGCTATACTAACAACATTCATAGTAGATAACGATTTTTTGAAATCATAAATTCTATCAGTTAATGTCATCTCACCATCACCTCTTAGAATTGAAATCAGAATCTCACTCATAAACTTACGGAATTCTGCTGGATATGATGACCGAACTACGTCCAATCCCTTAACATCCAATCTATCGGTTGGGATTCCATTCTCCGCAATAATCCATTGAGCGTATCTTTTCTTAGCAATCCAAATACCACTTCTACTTACGAATTCTTTTTTGATTTGGAATCTATGTTTTTCTTTTGCTACATTAAATACTCTTTCTGCTAATACATCATAGAAACTATTTAGGTAATCTTGCGTTTCACCAGCAATAGCATCTACCTTTAATGCAATTTCCTTATCATCTTCAGCTCTCCATTCAGGATATCTATGGTCTAA